CCTTTTAAAATCCAGACATCGTTTATCTTTTTGATTAAGTTTTTTACGTTAAATATTATCCTTGACCCTATCGGAAAATCACTCTCAAAGGTGTGTGATACTATTGTTAAATCCATATCCCCCGCACCCTGAGCGGCATTTAGTTGCAAGTCCTCATAAGCCCCGCTGTCGGAAATTATCTGTATTCTGTCGCTGGTAGCCAGTAACTTATCTGTGATTTGATCAACTTCAATAGAGGTCAATGTTTTGCCCTCTGAAATAGCGGTAGTTAAATAGCTTATCGAGCAGATGTTTATCAAAGAAGCTATCCGGGAGGTATTGATCGAATTTTGCTGAGCCAGATAACCTTCAGTTAAACCAGCATCAGGCGTGGGTACGTCTTTTTCTGTTTCGTCGATAGGCTCAGAGTCCCAACTTTGCAGATACCAGTCTGCATCAGGGTCATAGTTGCCCTCCTCTAGCGTTAATCCCTCTTGTAATGCCCCTTCTGCCAGTTTTATCTTCCACCATTGCCCCCTCCATTCGTCATTCATTGCAGAAAAAGTAATCCCTAGCGGGACATAAACAGCGGGGCCAACAAAGCCTAAACACATTTCGGCAGAATAAGTAGTGGAAAATATAGTGCCGTCATAAATATCACAAGGGATTTGTTGGCCTAATAGGATTTCATTTACTAAAAGCTGGTGGATCTTTTTTTCTTTCGGGTGTGTCTTAATTCCCCAGAAAGTTGAATTTACAGAAGTATATCCATCTGAGGTTTTTATCCTTCCCATCGAAAGAGTGTTAGGTCCGTCTCCGATATATGAATCGGGCAACTCTATCATTTTACTTTTATTCCCCGCTGAATTGTTTTCTGCCTTGAAAAATACAAACCCTTCGGAACTTATCTGGTTAGGGTAAATCAACTCCATTAAAAAATTCAAGCAAGTAAAATCAAAAGTGATCCCGCCAATGAGGTTAATTGGATTATAATCAAAATCGTAAGTTCCTACGTACTGCATCCTGAAGGTCCCGGTAGCATCCCACGGGATTGTGTGTGAGTTAAACTGGATAACAAAAGGCGCGTTATAGTTTAATGTAGGATGAACCCCACACTTGCTCCAATATGTCATGTATTTTCCGCTATTAGAACTCCATTGTATCTGACCCGTCCCATTAGTGCCGTTAGTAAGGTATCTTTTCTCTCCACCGGCCTCGGTAATACATACATCTATCCTGTATTTAATTTGGAAAGGTTCCTGATATTGATTTAAGGTATAACTTTCATTTACCGTCCCGTAAAATTTAAGAATCTCACCATCACCCCCGGCAATATCAGAAAGAAAATCCGTCGCCGTATTATAGGTTGCCTGAACTGGTAATATATTTCTCCCTTCGGGCGACTGCCTGTAAATATACTTTCGTGAAACAAAATACAACGGAGGATAATAAGTATAATTCCCTCCTTTTAATCTGTCGTAAAAAATATACGCCGTCCTATAAACCTCTGCAAAATTATAGCTTTTAAAAACCCCGCTTTTATTATATGTGCGGGTCATCAATGTATCGTTAATATATTCGTTTGGCTGGATGACTTGAAAAAGCCCCCCGGCCTGTTTGATATGACAACCGAAAGTTGTTAGTATTTCCACCAAAACGTCCCAGCATTTTTTAGGCAAATTTTCATCATCCTTAAAATCATAAAACGCCTGATGTAATACATCTGAATATTTTAGAGGGTCCCAGTTGGCATAAAAATTATGATGCTCATCATACCAATGCACACAAGTTTTTAAAAAGCTATCATTCGCTTCAAACTGGTCAGCTATCCCTGTCTTATTCAATATCTTACAAATAATGCCTATAAAGTCCTCCCGTCCGGAGTAGAGTGTCCCCGAATCATCGAAGTCAATCTCCTTTAAAGCCCCCACCCCGTCCGTAAAAGTCATATTAAAAGTATACGGATAATATATATCCTCTTTTTTAACCTTGTCCGGTAATAATTTCCCGGTCCATTGCAGAACTGTATTTTTATAAATCTTTACGAAAAACCTCCCTTCGGTGGCTTCGGCTATATCATCAATCAAGTCCTCCACTACCGCCCCGCTAGACATAGCGAAAATGGTAACCTCGGAAGCGAATATAGGGTCGTATCTTTCTTTTCCTCCGGTATATTTAAGTTCAAATCCAGGAGTGGCCGTAGTAAATTCAAGAATAGTGGACGAGTAGTCATCGTCTATAATATCAATTTTAAAGACATTGCCCTCGGTTGAATAAAACGTATTTCGTAACCTTACTCCCATTAGTACCCTCTTGTCCTTTCTCTTGAATCCCCGGCCCTTTCGGAACTAAGTAAAATGTCTTCACCTCGCAATACTCCGTAAACCGCTACGGCCCTCCCTTCGCCTCCCATAAATTGACGTAACTTGCTCAAAGGAGCAATAACTTCCGGGTCAATCATGGCGTTAGGATTATCTCCAACCATCGCCATTGTTGGAGCGTATGCCAGTCCTCCTTGTGCCAGTGCCGGAAGTGGCTGGGCTGCTATTGCGGCTATTTGAATTGCCGCTAATGCCCCTACGATAACAGCCATGACTATCCCCGCCGGACCGGGCAAGGAACCTAATGCCATCACTACGGCCAACGCCCCGGCTATTGCGGCCTGAATGATCGCTACCGTCTTGGCATCTTTAGCCTGCTCTCTGGCTATCGCTTTTCGCTTTTTCTCCGAATCCTTATCCAGTTTGGTGAGGGCCTTAGCTTTTTGATCCTCCGACATTATTGAGTTTTGTATCCTTTCACGTTCGGCTTCATCTGCTTCATTCAGACGGTCAAGGTCTTTCTGATGACTGTCATTCATTATATCACCGATCATACCAACGACCCCAGAAATGGCCTGTAATACCGAAGCCGCCGCCGCCTTCCATCCATCTTTGAATTTATCAGCCGCCTGCTTAGCGAAGTCTGCAATATTCCCAAATAGTCCTTTTACTCGTGCAAAGATTCCACCAAGTCCGTCTGCTATTGAATTAAAAGCATCTTTGAATACTCCAATTTTTTCGGTAAGGCTTTGTACCTTTTGAATTATTAAGTCAATCCCTGTCCCAAGTTGCGGGGCTGCGATGGGCTGCATCGGTGTGATAGAGGGACCTGATTGAACTGCACCGAAATTCTTTGGCATAATTGGGCCGACAAATTCACCCGATTGGAGCATCTTCATCATATCAATATACGCCTGAAGAGAGGTGGATGCCTTATACGTCGCTGTTGTTACAACGTCAAACGCTGGAGCAATTTCCTCAATACCTTTCCCGGCTCCGCGAACTTTATCAAGCTGATCAATCAGTTCGTGCGTATAATCAGCCTGAAGCCATGCGTGTTCCGCTGCATCCTTATTCCCGGCCGCCTGGGCCTTCCTTGCCTGATTGACATATCCCCACCATGCATCCTTCCACCCGTTGTAAAATTTATCCTGTAATTCCTTATTAGCCCCCAATGCCTTGTATTCATCTACCAGTTGAGCGTTCCGGGAATCCCTTGCGGCATTGATAACATTATTGAGTTCTATCTGTTTTTCCTTTGCAGATTTAGCGGCAACGGCATAACGTATCAAGGCGGTAGCTGCTATCGCAATCCCGGCGGCAACTAATATCCAGGGATTTGCTACAAGGAACAAGGCAAGGTTTTTAAGCTGGCCAACCAGCCCGACAACTCCCCCAATCATTGAAGCAAAGATGCCGGGAATTTTACCAATGATAAAAAGCAATGGGCCAATCGTGGCGGTAAGAGTGGCAATTATTGTTATGAGTTTTTTCGTAGCGGGGGAAAGTTCCTTAAACCAGGTAGCAATTCCCGCTAGTCCTTTCGCAATTGAATCAATTGCAGGTGATAATACCTCTCCGAATGCAATGGCCATCCCCTCAGCAGCCGACTTCATTCTAAGCAAAGAACCCGTTAAGGTATTATCCATTATGCTAGCTGCTTTTTTAGTTGCTCCGGCAGAGTTTTGATAAGCAACGGTCAAGCTATCTAAAGATGTTTTATTATTTGCCAAGGCAATAGCTACGGGGACTGCACGGGTATCAAAATATTTCATTGCCTCGGCAGCCTGATTAGAACTTCCGGCTATCTTAGCTAATGCCTCCTCGAATGAAAACCCGTCTTTGGTAGCTTTGAGCATCATATTCCGCAACATAGTGCCGCTCGTAGATGCTTCAATCCCTACATTTGAAAGAACCGATAACATGGCCGAGGTCTGCTCCAATGAATACCCTAATGCTTTTGCCACCGGAGCCACCGGAGCCATACCTAATCGGAATCCATCTAAATCTAATGCAGCCTTGTTCAAACTTTCCGCAACTACATCAACTACCCGGCCCATCTCGGACGAATCCATGCCGAAGGCCCTCAATGTAGCCCCGGCAACTCCGGCAGAGGCAGATAAATCCTCTCCTGTCGCTAATGCCAGATCAAGAGTCGCCCCAGTGATTTTAGTAATTTCAGAGGGGACAAAACCCAGCTTTGCATACTCCAGTTGGAGTTCTGAAATTTGAGCAGCCGTATATCTTGTACTCGCACCTAAGTCAAGAGCTGACTTTTCCAGATTCTTAAACTCTATCCCGGTAGCTCCGGATATGGCTTTTACTTTCGCCATTGACTGCTCAAAGTCGGCGAAGGTTTTGACAGCAAGGAATCCTAATCCGGCAATAGGGAGAGTTAATGACCTGGTGAGATTACTCCCCACACGAGTCATTTGTTTGGAAAACTTATTCATCGACCGCTCGGCCTTCCTTAGAGAGGTGAGTAGAGGGTCAATGTTTCCCGATATTTTAACTGCCAGATTTATTGACATCTTTTTTCCTTTCGTACAGTCCTCTTATTCTTTCAAGCTCCTCTTTTGATACAGGCTCCGTGTCTTTTGTCTGGTTCTTCTCCCATTCAAATTCAATCAGGTCCCTCGGCTGTATCTGATTCTTTCCATCCGTCTGGATCGAAAATAAAACCCATGTTGACCAACGGCACCGCTCCCATTCGAGACGATCCCTCAACATCTCTCGATCGAAGTACCCTTTCATCTTGTAATGAAACTCTTTTGGAGTGAGATCCCAGAACTCGTCCGAACTCATCCCCATCGTTCCAAGCCCTATTTCCAGAAGGTACTCCCATGTTATTTCTTTGCCGCTGGTTTTTTTTTACCTTTTCCTTTTTCGACCGGGGCCTGGGACTCCCCGTAATGCTCCATCATCTCTGCTACGAGGTTAGGGTCTTCGTCCAGCCATTCCCCTACCGTGTACTCGTCGACATCGAACGGTATCCCCGCCTTTCTCGCCCCCTCATTCAGTCCGCACCATATCAGAGTAATCACGTTGGCTATCGTTAATGTATCCCCTAATTTTTGGAGGCCGCTCAGGGTTATCCCAGTTTTCCGGCCGAAGTCTGCTAATGTATTGAATCCAAATTTTAAAGGGCGATTTTCGCCTCCGATTTTTACTGTCTGCATATTATTATTTTTAACTTGGTAATAATCCTACTAATATTAATGCCCCGGTTCCAACAAAAGATGCCGAGTATGTTACGTTTGCCTGATTAGCAGAGTCTACGCTAATATTCTGAAGGTATCCCGTTCCAGAATAGTAAAAATCACCGGCGTTAGCGGTCTTGAAATTTAGCGTAACGAGTGTTTTATTCAATACCAATGCCATCAGATACCCATAGTTATAATTAATGCTGAACGTAACCAGCCCGCTTGTTTCCATCGTCCAACTCTGAAGCCCCGGAAGTACTGTTTTCCATCCAGCGGTGTCCTTGTTTGTAGTGTCCCGTAAATCCATCTGAAGAGATAATTTACAGGACTGGGAGTATGCTATTTTATGAGTCGTATCATAAATACAAAGATCCGTTCCATTGATTATTCCAGCCGTTACTGCCATGATTTCATATTTTTAATTGTTAGTTACTGTCGGCAGTGAGCCGATCTGTTAAGTGTGGGCAGCCTTTGTCAATACTCCTGTTCCAACAAACGAAGCCGAATAAGCCACACTCTCCTGATTTGCGGCATCCATGTCAACTGATTTGATATATCCTTCGCCATACCAGTATGAATCGCCAGAAGTTCCTGTCATCATTTTGAGCTGTACCTGGGTCCGATTTACTACCAGATCCATCAGTTCGTCGAACTCGTAGCCGGAGGCGTCAAACGCTACCAGCCCGTCAACCGATACCTCCCATGATCGCTTTCCTTCTGCGTTAGTCTGCCATCCGGAATCATCCTTAGTGAATGTATCACGCTCGTCGTGGTTCAATGTCAACTTGCATGACTTTGATCCTGCTACTGCTTCCCCGTCGACGTAAAGGAGGAAATTTTTACCATTAATTACTGTTGCCATCTTATTTAAGTATTAAGTGTTCGTATTGCGTATTCAGATATATTAACATATTTTTTTAGATCCTCGTCCCAATCTGTAGTCTCGGTCACATAATAGGCCGAATCAATATAAACCGTCCCGGCGGTTCCGTTGTATTGATCCATAATTATCCGTATTGCCCTTGCTTTTGTTTGTGTTATATCCCTCGTCGTGGCAAAGATAGATATCAGTACCGTTATATCGTCGGCCCAACTTCCGTCAAGTTTCACTTTGTCGGGGTCAGTACGGATAATATCATAAGTAGCATATGTCCCCGATACATTCTGAGGAGCAACTGTAGGATAGATCGATACCGTCGCGTTAATCAACGAATACAAAGCCTTCCCTATGTCCGATGCCGAAAAACTCATAATTTATTAATTCTTTGTTGTATCAACCTGCTCATATCCATTTTTATCCCTGTCGTCACTCCTGCCTTTGTGGCATCCCATGCCCTGTCGATAAATGGGTTTGCCTGCACCCCCCGGCGTGTTCCTCCAACTGGGAAGTGTTCATACCACGGGTCCCATTTCCCTTTGAACCGGGGCCTAACCCATACCGTCGGGTATTTCCCTTTACGGCTTCCGATGATCCCGATACTCGCTTTCAGGTATCCGGCGGGATGGGGATTATTGCCAGACGTTACTCCATGCTGAGATACCGGAGCAAGTTCTTTCATCTTTTTCATTACGGGCTGGGCGTGTTTCCGTAATACAGATCGAAATATCTTGTCCTGAACATCAGAAGAGAGCATATTAAATTGCTTTCTGATCTTCTCAATATCTCCCGGTCTTGCTTCAATCTGTATCATTAGTATTTTTTCTCTCCCGTTATTTCAAGTATCCTCTTCCGGTCCGGTTTCTCTATCGATACCACGTCGTAATATTCCTCATCAAAAAGTATTTCCCTCGCTTCATTGAGTCCGGTCCGGTATCGTATCGAAAACTTAACCCTCCCCGTTGCCGTTACTTTATCCCCCTCGGTCCCTTCGCTTCCCCCCAGCGGCTCCATCTTAGCCCATACGGTGTGCATTAAGGCGCGGGCCGTTACCGGCTGGCCGTAAGCATCCACGGTGCTCGTCGTTCCGTATATCTGTATTCTCCGATCAAATTTCCCAATGGTCATAACGTAAACAATCGATAAGGGTTCATTAAATATTCACTTCCTTTTGGCAATGCCGAGCTGATCCGGCCTATTACAACGTCTTCACGGTTTTCGTAAAGGTGTCCCAATATTAATAACATTGCTGCTCTCAATGGGGCCGGAACCAAGGCCGATGAAGCATAACCGGACACCCAGCGAATCTTTACATCATTCTTAAAGCCCCGTACTTGGGGCCATGTGTATCCGGAAGCGAGTAACAAGCTATTAGGCTCTTCTCCTTGATCTAAGATATAATAGGCCACGTCAAGGGTTTGCTCTGTCCCCGCGGTGTCATAATATTTTACCGATGTAATGGATATGACCGGGGTCTTTTCTAACGGATAAACAACTTCTGAAAACGAATCAACTTGCAGCTCCCACGTCTGGCTCAATAACGCCCTACGCGTATATTCTTCAACCATTTCACGGGCTGCCTTGATGAACATCGTAATCATATCATCTTCGGCCGTGTCTGTCGTTTCAATCTTTAGATGTAATTTAGCTTCGGCCAATAAAACAGGCTCCGCAATGGGGGGAGTTATTAGCTTCATTTCCTTTTCCTTTTTAACTTAACTTCTGCCTTTTCGGTTTTCTTTTTCGAGGTGGCCCGCTCAATGATTTCTACCTTAACAGGTGTCCCTTTTTCAATTACAGATGCCTCAACTTTTTCTGTATGTTTGATTGCAAAAGTTTTGATTACCGGGGCCTTAATTGGCTTTTCTGAATATACTGGAGAGGCTAATCCTTTTGCGATCCAGTAATCTGCATCTTCTTTGCTTAACGTAATCATTTCACCTTTGCGAACCTTCCCGGCCGATACTTTCGATATTACTTTTACCATCTTTTTTTAAATTAGGTGGAGTGGGGAGAGATCGAGATCCCTCCCTTTACCACGTGTATTTAATTACGATTTAGGTAGTTCCGCAAACCAGTTTTTTCATCGGGTTAGTTCCGGCATTGATCATGTGACTCGAAGCCCTTTGGAATCCTACAAATCCAACTGTGAAGTTGGCTGCGTAGAGTTCATTCAGACGAATCAACGTGAAGTCAGTTGCCATACGGATGATGAACTTCTTAAAGTCCCCAAACAGCATAATAGTTTCGCCACTTCCCAATGATGCCATTTCGTCATTGATGATATAAGGGCGGCCCTCGATAGTATCAGGCTCCCCAACTCTCATTGACGGCTGCCACAAAGGACGGGCATCGGCGGTGCCGATTTCCAGGAGCTTCAGGGCTTTCATGATAGAATCCTCAAACATGAAGGTTCCATTTTTGCGATAATCGGCATTAAGGGAATGATACAGGCCGACAATATTGTCACGTGTCGGTCCTGCGATCAATGAAACCTCTCCGCTATCCGAAGCGTTATATGTTACGCCCTCTGGCTGGCTCGACCCGGTCCCGGTAGTAAAATACTGGTTCAAAATACGGCCAATTCTTTCGGCTAAGGCTTCAGCAACGATCTGCTCGATAGGCAGTGCGGAGTCCTGGAGCAACTGATATGATACCGTTACAACCTTTGAATCGAACATATACGATTTCAGCGTTTGCGATGTAAAGGCAATAGCCTGAGCGTTGAATGTTGATGCCTCTGACAAAAGCTCTCCCTTGTTTGTGGTGTCGTTCATCATTGGCCAGGGAATATCGTTACCGGTATTGGTATTCAGGATACGGGCAAAGTTGAACATGGCGATATATGGAAGCATCGCTTTGTCGAGTTCGGCCTTGAATCCTTCCGGTACGAGAAAACCGCCCTGAGTGGTTGTCCCGACGGTTTGATCGGTACGCCTTTCAGTCAGTATTTCGAGTTCTTTGGCAGTCAGTTTCTGCTCCCCTTTCATTAGGTAGCTACGAAAAGCAAGACTTTGTGCTTCTTTCCTTTTTTCGGGATCGCTTCCGGTGGCTTTTTCAACCCCATCCATCCGTACTTCTTCCTCCTGATCCAGGATTTCCTGTTTGCGTAACATGTCCACCTCTTTCTTCAAGGCTTCCTGCTCGTCATCCAGTTGATTCCATCGGGTCATCTCCTCCGGGGTCAATCCTCTTTTTTCGTCGTCGGCCTTAGTGACGATACTTTTCATTTCACTACAAAGGCCACCACGTTTCTCCAACTTGTCTTTCAGAATTTTCATCTTAATTATGGTGTTTGGTTTATATTTGCCTCCTCACAAGGCCGTTTCAATTTCAATCAATCTCATTCTTTGCCGTATCGTTCCAAGATCATCGTCCGTATTTTCTCCTGGATCTTCATTCATTTCGTCAATTACCTGATCTGAGTGTGATTCAGCTTCCGGCTCTTTATTTTTTTCCTTATACGCATCGTATTCCGACCGTAGACATACCTCGTCGTCCGGATAAGCAGGATATACTACCGGGCTCAGGTCCCGGAGTAACATGAAGTTAGTGATTTGTCTCAGGATTGTTCCGTCTGCCTCTTCGATCCACTTCTCCCCATCGGGGGCAACCCGGAAGGCAAACGAAGTACCGTCAATATCCCCCCTTTTTACTTCTACCTGAATATCCCTCCCGGCGGTTGTGTCAGGGAGGTCAACCACATATCCTAGATTTCCACTGCCATCAACTTCCATCCGTAAGGTTCCGCTTTTGGTACGGCCAAGGATCATATTATCGTCGTGGTTTTTCAAAGCCCGTACATCATTATCCAATACGGCGTCGAAACATCCCGGCATTAACATCTCCCGGAAGCCTCCGAGATCCACGCTCCGTACATTGACCCTTACTAATCCAACTAATTGCGGTGTCTTTCCTTCCTCTGCTCTGACCTCTACCTCTGCGGCAAAAGGTCTTTTTCTTAATTCATTCATATTGCTGGTTCGTTTTGCGGTGCCTCATTCGGGTTTTTTATGTCCTCCAGTGGCATCATGTTTGCAGGGACTAATCTCTTATCTCCATCCGGTCCGATCTTATTCATATCTTCAAGTGCGAGAATGTCGTTAATAGAGTAGACCCCCATATTATTCATAATACGGAAGTATTCGGCCCGACTCTTTGCATCCCCACGGAGCAATCCACCGAGGTTACACTTAATAAACGCCTTGCCTTTTTCAGATTCCTTAAACAACTTCCGGTTCATCTCCTGCTCAAACCTGATACACCACGGAATCATTGTATATGTCACAAACTCAATGCCCTGATGTTCTATATTATTATTCGTCGAGCGTTCAAGGTCGGCGATCATATGCGGAGGCACCCGGAAAATACGGGCTATCTCGTTCACCTGAAATTTACGGGATTGAATAAACTGCGCCGAATCTGGCGGTATTGACATTTGTGCATACTTCATTCCTTCTTCAAGAATTTGTATCCCATGCCTCTCTCCTTGTCCCGTTGCTTTTTGTTTCAAGGATTCGGTCAAATGTTTATAGGCTTTGTCCGATAGCTTTCCCGGATGCTCAAATACCCCTGTCAAAGATGCACCGTTTTTAAAAAACTCCGACCCAAACCGTTGCATTGCTAATCCAAGACCGATACTATCGGCTGCAATATCCAGCGGGCTTTTGCCCAATATGCCATCAAATGACAATCCGGGGATGTGGAGCATATTCATCGACTCAATCCATCGAACCTTCTCACCCTTATTCGAAACCTTAATGCTATATTTTAACGTCCCGTTTTTATAGAGTACCGGAGTTACCAGTCCGGGGTGTATTATCTTTAGCTCCTCCGGGATCATCTTGCTCCTGATAATTTCAGCATAAGCGTTACCCCATAATGTGACGTGAGCCATCAGTGTCTCGTAAAACGTGAAGGCGGTCATCAGCTCGTTAGGCTCTGAATGAATCAGGTTATAAATTGGGTGATCAGGATTGACATATTTATTATCTCCATCGGTCCGATAGACATGCTTTGGTATCGATGCCATTGTTTCACCCAATACACGGACACATGAGAATACTGCGGAAAATTTGAGGGCGGTGTCCTGATCAACCAATTCCCCTGATAGGGATTTATTCGTTCCCCAAAGTCCTTCGGTCAACCATTTAACTAATGTACTTATTGACGACTGAGGGTAATCGCTACGCTTCTCAGTCTTATGACGGGTTACTTCTAACTCTAATCGCATCCGGATAGGATTAAAAATGTAAAATTAACCCGTAACAGGCCGATTGATATATAAAACTTTTATATTTTTTTTGATATATTTTTCTACAAAGAAGAGTTCAAATGTGGAAAAGGCACGTTTGGTATAGGCTTCCCGAGAAATTCGCAGAGTTCTTTCCACCCATCTCCTGCCTCCCAACAAACTACGAGGCAGTTTGGGAGTTTTGAACAGGTCAAGGAATGAAATTTATATATTTCCATCCAATAACTTT